GAAAAAGGAGTTTCTGGTCATCTACATAGAGATGCTGTCAGTATCTGGCAAGTTTGAAATGAAGGCACACGAACCTATTCACTCATCAAGTGAGCAGTTTGCGGGCTCTATCTACCAGAATCGCACAGCACTGTGGGAAAAGAGAAATCGGTTCAAGGTTGGCCTGGCCTCGGTATGGCTTGAGTAGCCCGCAGTCCATCGGTTTTGAGAGTGCCTAGCGGACGCTCTCTTAGCCCACTTGCCCGCAGTCTATCGGTTTTCGATTTGCTGGGTGGATTCAAATTTCCGAACTGGAGGGGTCAGAACCAGTCAGATAGGGCAAACGGGCCAGCCTGATAGCCATAGTCCTCAGAATATATACCTAGATGAACCAACCTACCACCGGACCAGTTTCTTCCAGAAAACATCACTATCTGGCCAGAAAATACTAATCGCCCGTATCTGACAGGAAACGGGGTTTTCCAAAAATCCTGAGGGTCGTCGTATTTATAATGGCTACCCCCTCAGTCAGTTGCTGACCAAAATTTTGAAAAGTAGTTTATATTCTTTTACGATACTTCCAAATGGTATAATTACTGCCAGGCCTATTGATTCTAAATTGTTGGTGTTGTAACTTGCACTTATGGACAAATTTCCACATTTTTTGGGAAACTACATTGGTCGTGACAGGACTCCAAAAATTACTCATGCCCTTATTCACTTCTTCTGCGATTTCAGTACTGGTTCTCCATTCTTCCATAAAATCGCTTGTCAATACTTCTGTCATCAATTCTTCTATGAGAGCCTTACGTTTCTTAGGCCCATGCTTTCTCCCTTTAGGGGGGTGTTGTCCTTTACTCATTTGTCCACTTCCTTTTCAATACTTTTCCGGCTAACCCTGTTTGGTTATTCCGTTGAATTCCTTTTTTACCACCCATCCACTCTCCACGATTAGCAGTAGCAAATATGGCTGGCATACCCATATCTCGATGTTGAAATTGGTCTATTGCATGAGCCAAAGCCATAACGCAGTCATTATGTCTCCCCAAGTCTACAATCTCCCCATCTTTCCAAGCATGAGTCTCTAATTCTCCTAAAAGAATGTTAATTTGCTTTCTAGTGGCATCATCACCAAATGGGAAGATAATTAACTCCCTCTCAAACCATACTCGCAATCTATTGAGTAATCCTTGCTTCAAAGTCTTATTACTTACCTTACTTTCTCGATAATCTACTACTGCGCCCTTTTGAGCCAACAAACTTTCATACATTTGTTGAAACCCAACGGCCTCTACTGCGAAAGCCGGCATATTATACCTTTTGTTCCACTCAATCATCATATCTGCTTGTTTTGCTGGTGGGAAATCATTTCGCCTCCACATATTTACAAAATGAACATACCCTTCAGCATCTTGCCTTAATACTATCATTACACTGAAATCTTGCCCTAATCCATGTGCAGGGTCAAATCCTATGGAGTATAACTCATTGTGTAATTTTTCAGGCTCAAATAAAGCATTCATATCAAGATTTCTTCTTACTAAGTCTCTTGGATATACTGCGGCTTCGTCATCTACCACTTTACATAGATATTCTTGGATAAACGACAATTCACCCATAGCCTCTTTTTGCTCTAATAAGAAATCAATAGGTCTAAACTCAGGCCACAATTCTTCTGGTGTAACCGTATCAGGGTCTGCTTTGTATTCATCCCAATTTAATACGGCCGACCATACACCACTTTTCCAGGTTGGGTTATCTAACATTTCAGTATGATACAAATCAGTCATAGACATAGGCGTGCCTACACAATAAATAGCCGTTCCAGGACTTAGCATAGGTGTGATTTTCTTACGAAACCAATGAGTTAGATTATCCCACGACATATCTCCCATATCATCAAGAACGTCATCAAATGCAATACACGCTGGATGCTCGCCACGAATAGCAGACCCAACAGAAGTGGCCCTAATCCACGCACCGTTAGTAAATCGTAATTCAAGTTTGTTCCCTCGCTTCTTATCAAGATATTGGGATAATTGGGGATGCCTCTTCATGTCCTCCCTTATCTCTTCTAGCCTCCTTACCGCCAAATCTTTGCTTGCTGAAAATAACCAACAAGTAAAGGGTTTATTGCGCCATGTGGTAAATAAGGCTTCGTGCAACAATTTTACTCTAAGCGTCGTGGATTTACTGTGGTCTCTTGGGGCAATAACACAAACCCTATGGACTTGTGCATCTCCTCTTTCTCCATACATCTTCATCCATTCGCCAATATGGTCTCCCCATGTATAACCTAACCAACGATAAAAATAGGAAACATCAGTACGAGACCTTTCCATCGCTAAATTAGTGCTAACTCTCATGTCTCCTCCACAGGAGCAAAGAGATTACCAATTAAACCTAATTCAGCATCAATAAGATGAGCCATTAATCCAGGTCTCGACAAAACGTGACCCTTTCTATAATGCCATCTATCATTACCTGCCAAACTTGGTAATTGAACCACTATCGCCCCACCCTTTTCTAGTAATTTTTGATGATGTAAATGCCCATGAAACCAAACCTTATGTTCGCACTCTCCCCATGCCTCCCATTCTTCCGAAGCCATAAGAGAAGGTAAATCAAGGCCACTTACTCCATCTCCATGTGTGAATCCAATTAGATTATTACCCCACTTTACATATTGTCTCAGTCTAGGGTTTAATTCTACTACAACGTCTTCTACTTCTTCATATACGGCGTGCAAATACAACATTAGACACAAACTCATTTGCCTATCGTGATTACCACGCGCAAAGACAATTTCTATTGGTGCAACGCCCCTTAATTGCTCTATATGCTCTCTAGCCAAAAAACAACCATCCATGAAAATTTGTGTAGGGCTTGCCGACATATCTTGTGGGGTTAATTTTGTTGTAGACCCCGCATAGTTATCAACATGGAACCAATCACTACCAGTAGCGACAATTAACTTTTCGGGATTGCCAGGAAGACGATTAATTAGATTATGCGTTCTATTAATGAGTCTAACGCGAGCCTCTTCTGTATCATAATGACTACCAGTTTCATCAATCCAAGCACCAGAACCAAAGTGTAAGTCAGTAGGGGAAATAACTACTGCGTATGGTCTAGTCGCACCTAAATCAATCTTAGAGACAGTCTTAGGGGGAAGGTGGTCTTGTGAAAGGTGTGTCCTAAAATCATTTAATATTTCTTCTTCAAAGTTATTCCACTTATTTGCGCTTTTCATAGCATTAGCGAAATGTGCTTGCTTAGAGCGTTCTTGGACTGCCGTTCTCTTGGCCTCAAGATAATCAAAAACTAATTCATCTTCACTCTTAGCAATTATTTCTTCATCTGTATGGGGAGACATAGGATGCTTCCATTGGTAAGCCTTAATGTAATCCCTCATCCATAATGTCGGCATAGAATGCTTAATCGACATTTGCTCCACAGTCAATCTTGCACCAGCATCAGAATAATCTATTCGCATTTGCCTATGCTTGTCTCCCTCTATATGAACAATAGCATTAGCGTTAGGTAAGAACGTCAAATACATATCATTTTCTTTATCATAATACTTAGCAGAAGTTTCAGGCAAATCAATAGCATACTTATCTTTCAAATGTTGAGGGGTATTTCTGCTTTGGTATATCTCTTGATTAACATTCTTCTTACCACCATTCCAAACTGTATAGGTAATTTGACCGCCTTTGTTTTTCTTCCAGCGACCAATAGCGTTTCTCCATCCATCAACGCTTCTTGTCGGCTCTACTTCATGCAGAAATCGTGCGAAAGCAGTCTCGCTCTCAAATTCCTTTTCATTAGCATACTTTGTTATGAGGTCATAACCACCGACCATCTTAACGTGTCCAGCAAAGTCTCTCTTGGGGCCACCTGCGGCTCCATGAGGCTTATTACCACTATTCTTGCCCATATTTTGCTCGACTCCTGTAACGCTATTAAAGGTTGCGATACCCTTCATATACCTATTACCCTAGAAAAAATAAATGGCTTGCAGTATATCGGTTTACTGAATTAATTTATTTGTTCAAAGGCATAGTTTTGGGTCTTCAACGATAAATGCTATTGAAGAAATTAAATTAATTAGTGATTGGCCCGCAGTATAGCGTTTTATTATTTCTGCGGAAAACTTGAAAAAATAGAAATAAATAGGGGAAAGGTTCAAAAACCACCAGTTATGTGGAAATAATAATGGCCGAGCGCAAGTGGTATAATTTTTTCACACCCACCAAAGTAGAGGCTTCGCAACCACCGACTAGGGTGGCCTCAAACCAAAAGTTTGCGGCAGTTGCTGGAGTTCCCGACTTAATGAGAGATACAGAAAGATTGCAGAAAGATAGTAAGTATGATAACGAGTTTGATTTATTCGATAATATGCTTAAACTAGACCCTGAATTGAATGGCGCAGTAAGAGCCGTTGCGCTTACTGCTAATAATTATGAAGTAGATTATACGAAAGCCAAAAACGAAACTATACGAAATGCTATCCGAGACCTATTTGAAATTGTAGATTTCGATGATTTCCTAATTAATGCTATGAGAGGGCTAATGGTATATGGTAACGATGTGAATAAAATCGTAGGTAAGCAAGGCGAAGGAATTACGGCACTACAAAGCCTTCCTGTCAAACAAATTACGATTGTAGATGAAAGAGGAATATTAGACTCTACATTCGCGGCAGGTGAAGATGACCCAATTACAAATCCTGAGACCTATGTGCTAAGAGAGCAGAAACTAAACACTAAGTCATTCCCAGCATCAGAAATACTTCATGTAAAAATAGACGCAAGAAGTAATTGGTTTGTGGATAATCTAGGAAGGCATACTTATGGGGTATGGGGTGCTTCAAGATTTACTGCGCTAAAGCAAGCAATACGCATGAAGTATAATACGATGAATAACAGACTTTCCTTAGAAGATGCTATGACAAAGCAATACATTACTATAAGCCAAGAGGCCATAGAACATATCCAAGACCCCGCTGAGCAAAACGATAGACTTACGCATATTATGGATGAAGTTATTTCCTTATTTGAGGGTCTACGAGGCGACCAAATCCCTGTTCTCCCTCATTATGTAGAATTGCATCACATTAATCTTGAAAACGCACTACCTAATAGTAGCGAGTTTTTGGATAGCGTGAATGCAGATATAGCGGCGGTTCTACAAGTCCCAAGAGTAGCGGCTGGGCAAGAGAAGGGGTCAACATTTGCGGCAACCTTTAATGCTAATATGTGGGCTGTTCAAGCCATTAGTAGGATGCACAGAATTTTGCGAGAGGCTTGCACTAGACTATATTCTATACACCTAGACTTGTTGGGTATAGAACACAGACTACAAGACCTTCCCCATGTCGAGTTTGATAAAATGGACACCGAAACCCCATTGAACGTCATGCAAAGGGCAACAATGGGTTATCAGGGTGGGGTTTTAACACTAAACCAGGCACTGGATATTCTGAATCTCCCCGAAGCAGAAGAGGGTGGGGATGAGAGAAAAGAAGATAGTAATGAAATAGAGCAAGACCCATCAATGGAGATGCCGCTTGAGAATTCTCAACCTGGCAAAAACGACGTTTAGTTTAGTAATATTGATGTATCAGTCATACTAATTGACTTGTATGAGTGGTGACGAGGAACAAAATATCATACAGGAATTGAATGCTCGATTTCAAGAATTGCGAACCCTGATGATAACTATTGGGTCTGTAATTGCTATGCTAATAGCAGGGTTAAATGAAATAGGCTTTATTCAATTTGCAGTAGATACACTTGTAGATGCAGTAGAAGATGACCCTGACTTAAACCCCTATCTTGATGACTGCGAACAAGACTGGAGATTAATGACAGACCATTTCGTTGTTGAAGATAATGTCTTATTTGATATACACCTATTAGATGCCGCTTGGTGTAATTCCATTCATACTATACATTATAATGTAACTATGGATGGTAAAACAGAAGGAGGAGAAAGTCCCGAATTTAGAAATGAACACCAGTTTATAGTTACGATAGCGAATATTAGTGAAGGGACGCATCGTGCGTATATAGAAGTAACTAATGGCTCTATATCCTTATTTGAAAGTAGAACAATAGACTTTGAGTATGATGAAGTAGAAATGGAAAGTGCGATATATGGTTGCACTAACTCTACTGCCCTTAACTACAACGAATCAGCAACGCACGATGACGGCACTTGTGAATACCCACAGGAAGAAGAAGAAATCACAGATGATTGCTATGCCTATTTCTATGATGTATTTTCCTACTGGAATGAAACTAATGAATCCCTCTACAACGAGTTTGATATAGACTTTTCTTGTATGGCTAACGTCACGGTATTCTTGACAATAGATGCTTACGATTCCTTGAATGAAACTGTATTATATCATGTAGAGGATAACTTTACTACTTATCACCAAGAATGGGACTATCAATATCTTGATTTCTATGACAGGCCATACGAAACTCCCCTAAATGTCCATTATCAAGTATTTTACAACAATACTCTACAAGACGAAGTTTGGTATCGGGTAGAGGCATAATGTTAGCAGACGCAATAATGTGTTTCGGTATAACTATATTTTTCGGCTTGCTTGTTGATAAATTTATGCGATTCAAGAATTTGTGAACATTTATTTATCATTCATAACGTGCGTTATAGCACCATGTCATGTCAATGTGCTTCTTGTGATTGTGAAGACGAATGCAAATGTCAGCCGGAAGAGCAAACTGCTGAAATGAAATATTGCGATTCATGCACTACTAAAGCCGCGTGTGCGGAAAAGGGTGTATGTGCGAATGCAAAAAAGGAAAAGGATTCTTATGCTTCTGAATGTCCTGTCGGAGAAGAAATGATTGATGGAGAGTGCAGAAGGGTCGCAGTTACAATAGACCTCGATGACTATGAGTTAGAGGCAGTAGTAGAAGCCTCCACTGGAGAAACCATAGTTAAAATTAGTGGTATCGCTTTCCATGAAGGCATGAATAAAAATAAGTGGGAGATAACAAAAGCAGGGGCTGAGGCGTTAGTCTCACGCATGGTAGGGGCAGATGTAACTCTAAATCATCCCCCAGCCAATGAACATGGGGAGGGCTTCACGCGTAATATGGATGGTGGAGTAGAAGATGCCGTTGTAGGATTTATTGCAGAAGCATGGGTAGAAGAAGTAGAAGGCGAAAAGTGGAATGTTCGCTATATCGCTCATATTGTAAGAAGTGAATTGTTCGCTTCCCTTGAATCTGGTCTATGGTCGAGAGAAGACTATGGGGTAAGTATTGGGGGTTCTGGCGTGCCCGTTTCTGCGACAGATGATGGTATAACCTTTGGTGAAGATTTTTCCTTCGACCACCTCGCAATCGTGCATAGACCCGCTTATCCGAGGGCTAATATAGAAAACGTAGAAAGAATCAAGAGGGCTGGCGCATCAAAAACATTTATATCTCATTCTAAGCCTCATGCGAATCAACAACCTAAAGAGGAATTAAAAATGACCGCAGAAGAAATTGTTGAAAACACTTCGGCAGACGAGATTGAGGCACTTAAGGCAGACCTAGTTATGGCAAATGCAAGAGTGGCTGAGTTTGAGGCTGCTGAGAATGCAAGAATTGAGGCTGAGAGGACTTCTCTTGTGGAGAAGGCAACCGAGATTGGTATGTCTGGCCACGAAGACCTCAAGACCGAGACACTTGAAACACTGATTGCATCGTGGGAGGCTTCTCATCCTGAGCCCGAGCCTGTCGTTATGGAGAGCGTAGAAGATACGCCTGTTGACGATACGCCTGTCGTGGCTTCCGAGACCGCCGCTCCTGTCAAGGTAGTAGCAAACTACCTAAATGGAGTGATGGTTGAGACTGATGAAGACCTATACGAGAGGGCTTACAACGCATGGGCCCGCGCATGGAATGGAACACTCGACGCATCGGAGTCCAAGATAAGGGCTAAGATGTATGCAGACGTAAAGGAGCTGATTTGAAATGCCTAACATGGGAGACCCAATCGACGGCAATCTAGCCGCTAATAACGCAGTCGCAGGTGCTGGTTACATTCTAACCAACGATGGCACTGACAACGACCTAAAACTTCACCCTGGTGGAGATGTGGTTCCTCTAGGAATTTCTGCTGGAGACTCCGAGAGAGACGCAGAAGGCACGCTACTAACGAGTGCTGGAGCAAGTGTATCATTCTACCCTGTTGTGGGAATGCTGATGGTTCGCGCTAAGGCAAACCAAACCTTCACTACTGGACTTCCTGTCTACTGTGGTGCTGATGGCCT